TTACGCTGCCTGTTTTTTCCGCTTCCGGTGCGCTTCGGCATCCAGTATCGGCTGGGATTCTTTGATGGCGCGGACGTAGTGTTTCCACGCGGCCATTTCGAGGGCGGCTTTGAAGCGGTCGGCGGTTTGCTGCAACAGGTGCAGTTCGTCGCCCGTGGCGATAAATTTGCCGCGCCCGGTGTATCTTTTGCCGATGTTGTCTATGGTTTCGGCAACTTTGCCCGATGCGTCTTCTACTTGCAAGGCGAGGCCGATGCGGAACGCGGCTTCGGTGTCTTCGTCGGCGTTGAAGGTGTCGGCTTGAAACACTTTCAGCAGGGCAAAGTAGAGGTAGTGCGTGCTACACGCGGCGTAGAACATGTTTACCGTCGCCGTGCCTGCCTTGAGGGCTTCGATGAAGGCAAAATAGGGGGCGGATATTCCGACAATTTCCTCGTCCTTTAACGGTTCGTTGCTGACGGCCAGTTTTGGGATAAAGTGGGCGTAGCGGCAGGCGGCAAGGGGGTTGCGTTTCGGGCTGTATTTTTTGCGCGGACGTTTGGTGGCGGCCATTATTTGCCTCTCGTTTCAGGTGGGTCTGGTAATATAACGGGAGACCAACACTTAACCTTTTCGGCATCCTTTTGGTCAATAAATGCCCAACCGCATATAGAGTCATGCGCGCTTAATGTTACATCATCTCCACCTGACCAAATAAATACCATGTTACATTCATCAGGTAGTCTGTCCTCCACGCTTATCCATTCGGATTGTGCAGAGTGGCTTTTCGCGGCGCACCATGCTGCAAACATATCTTCTGCGATGGGATTGCAATAGCATCCGTTTTCATACTTATCAAGCGGGAGCCGTGTATCGCCTATGCTATCGTAGTACCACTCCTCAAACTTCGCGCGCTCTTGTTCAATTCTTTCAGGTGTCATTGCATCTTTCCTTTTATTTCCTGTTTGATTTTCCGCCCTATCCAACGCATCACGGGGACGGCCATGCTGTTGCCGATGGCTTTGTAGCGCGGACTGTCCGGGCATTCGGCGGCGGGTTTGCCGCGCCACGGGATTTGCGTGTGGTCGTCGGGGAAGCCTTGCAGGCGTTCGCATTCGACGGGGGTCAGGCGGCGCACCTGCAAGCCATCCGATACGGCGTGGCGGTCGGTGGCGGTGAGAGTGTAGGCGGTGCCGTCTTGGATGGCGCCCATGCCGTTGCCGCCGCTGGTGCCCTCGGGGTTTTTGTTGATGATGTTGCCATTGATGCAAACAACGTTGGTATTGCCGTTGTGCTGACAGTCAAGCGTAAAGGCTTTGTCGGATGTGCAGGGGGTTTGTCTGCCGTGTACCACCAACAGCGTTTCACTACCGCCCTGCAACGCCCCGCCGCTGGCTTTTACCGTTCCGCCGACGGCGGATTGCCTGTAAGTTCCAAAGCTGCCTTCAATAAAGGCGGCAGGGTCTTGCCGCGTTTCCGCGCCCGCTCCAAAATCCCCAGTTTCGCCGTGTCGCTCAAAAAGTATTTCGGCGGGGTCTGCGCTTCCAGCACTTGCGATAAGAAAGACACGGCGGCGGCGTTGGGGGACTCCGAAATATTGTGCGTCAAGGATGCGCCACGCGATGCGGCGTTTGTGTCCAAGCACACAACCTGCGTTCGTCCATTTTTTCCCTGCCGGTTCGAGCGGCATATCTTCCCCGGCCAGTCCGCCCAAAAAGCAGCCGAAGGCGTTGTCTTTGGTGCTGAGTACGCCCGGCACGTTTTCCCAAACGAGGATGCAGGGCGGCTGCTCGTTTCGGGCGCGAATAAAGTCAATTGCATCTAAAATCCTGATTAAGGTAAGGGTCAAATTGCCGCGCTCGTCGTCCAAACTGCCACGCAGCCCGGCAACGGAAAAAGCTTGGCAGGGCGTGCCGCCGACCAAAACATCTGGGGCTTCAACGCTGCCGTTGAGTATTTTGCCGACCAGCTGCGTCATATCGCCGTGGTTGGGGACGTGCGGCCAATGGTGGTTCAAAACGGCGCAGGGGAAAGGTTCGATTTCGGCGAACCATGCGGGCTGCCAACCCAACGGTTCCCACGCCGCGGATGCGGCTTCAATGCCGCTGCACAGGCTGCCGTAGCGCATTTTCAGACGGCCTTCGCTGCCTGTATGCGCATGGCGGCATCTATCGCGTCGCGCAGGCTGTCATGTTCGTCTGTGCACCATCTTGAACGGAGCTGGTGGTCTTTCTCAAACAGCCAGTCCAAGCGCGAAGTATCGGGGTAAGGGATGGGTTCGAAGGTGCCGTAGGCGTAGAAATTCGAACATTTCTGCCCTTCCCATATAATCCACGCGGCTACTTTGCCTGTGTCGATAATCAGGCCTTCCGCGCCTGTTTGTTTGCAGCGCACGCGGTCGCCGAATTTGAGTTGTTGTGTCATGGCTTGCCCTTTATTTGATTTGCAGGTTTTGCCGTTCTACTTGTTTTGCCCCCGGCACTTCCCGCCCGCTTTCGATTGCGGACTTGATGGCGGTTTTATTCGGCGTGTATGTGATTTTTTCGGCCATAAATTCGGCGGGAATTTGGGCTTCGTCCAAAATTTCGATAGCTTTCGATTTGCGGAATGATGCTTTGAACGTGCCGTCTTCGGCTTTGATTTCTTTGATGCCCGCCGCCAACATATTTCTGCCCAGGTATTCGTATAGGCTTTTCAGACGGCCTGAAAGTGCCTTTTTCTTTTCCTGCATTTGTTTGATGTGGGCATCCAGCATGGCATCCGCCGCCTCTATATTTTTGTAGTAGCCGATGACTGATTGGGCTTTGACTTCGAATTGTCCGATGACAGCCTCCAAGGTGTCGGCGGCTTCGGTGTCGCTGTCGAAGTGTGCGTCCAGTACGGCGCGGACGTCTTCGGCGCATTGGTATAGTGTGATGTTCATTTTTTGTTTCCTTTCTGCCGTCCGTATGGTTCGGACGGCATGGTGTCAGGTGTCATTGGGGTATGCGTCCGTCGGGTTTAACGCCCTGACGGCGGGCTTAGTTAAAAGGGATATCGTCGTCGATATCGTCTGCGCGTTGTGCGGGTGCGGCAGGAGTCTGACGACCAGGAGGGGCGGGCGGAGCGGCTGTCTGTACCTTGCGTTTGTCTACCATCGGTTTGTTGGCGATATAGGCCATAACTTTCCCCAGTTGCACTGGCTGGGTTTCCGACCGCATAATTTCGCTTGCTGTCAATTCGCTTGAGGCTTCAAACACGCTGTACAGGCTCGGCGATGGGTTTTCGTAGCCCTCTTCATGCACCATCTGAACAACAATGCCAAGCTGTTTGCCGTGCAGTTTGGTAAAGCAATCACGCGTAACTACTTCTTCTTTTTTTGTTTCGCGGTTGTATTCTTTTACCTGTGCCGGTGTTGGTTCGCCGCTGTCATGTTCTTCCAGGCAAGCCAAGATTGCGCTGACAGTTCGCAAACCGCCCTCATTCTGAACGCCATTTGAATAGCTGATGTTGATGAAGAATGTCGCTTTGCGCTTTTGGTTGTCGATAACAGACAGTTTCAGGTTTTCGCTTCTGCCATTGGCGTTATTGCCAACGTGGAACACTGCCGATTCGATCGTTACCACATATTTACCAGCTTGATTGATGTAGCCGCCACGTTGGTCGTATGCGATGGCGTCTTGTTTATTGAGTTTGTACATTTGCTGTTTCCTTTTCGGTTGTGATGCCGTAGTAGGCGCGGATTGCGTCGTCTACGGCGGATAAATCGTTGTCTACGGTGTCGGCATCAAACAGCCCCATCGGGCTTTTGACGGTGTCGCTGCCGCTGTTTTGCGTATGGAAAACATATTTGCCGCCGGACGCCTCGGTTTTAAGGACGATGGTAAACAGGCCTTCAAGCGTGATTTTTTCGTCCAGAAGTTTGCCTATGGTCTTGGCTTTGGTTTTGCCGAAGTCGTCGGTCTGGGTATGCGACAGGATGTAGACGCGCTTGTTGTCGGGCAGGTTGGTGGCGGCCTGTAAAATGTCCCATGCGTGGCGGGCGATTTTGTTGAACTTCATGAATTGTTCGTTGCCTTTCGCCTCGGCGGTTACGCCGCGCATAAATTCGTTCGCCATGATGTATTGGAAGTCGTCTATCACGATGATGTCTTTTTTGATTTTCGGCAGGATGGCGCAGATTTGCGCGGAATCGTCGGTAACGTAGATGTTTCCCGGGTTGCCGGTGGCCTTTAACGTCCCGCCTTCATCTTGTTCCGCCGATACGGCCCATCCCAGCGGCTTGAAGGGAAGAGGCTTTCTGACAACCTGTATCAGTGCCGTATCTTCGGGCTTCAGGTTCCGCATCGAAGCGGTCTTTCCCGTGCCGCTTTCGCCCAATATAAAAGTCGTTACGCTCATTTTTTGTTTCCTTTTCGTGCAATTCCTGCATGACTTGGCAATAAAACATCATCTCGTCCATATTTGCCCCTTATCATGGGTATTTGTGCCAGTAGGCGGGTTTTAAAATTTCGGGCATGGGCGGAAATTTGTTTACTTCGCTTGGTGTGAGGTATTTTTCCGCCTTGCGTTTGTAGTAGTACCTTTTCTGCCGCTCCGCGCATGTTTGGCATCGTTTTTGCCGTAAGCCGTTTTTCTGTAAGGTGAAATCGCTTTCCGGCTTTGCCTTTTTGCAGGCGGGGCAGGTAATGGTTTGGGGCATGGCTTACTCATCCTCTATATTGCCTTGCGCTTCTTTCAGTCGGCTGCGGGCGACCTCTATTAACAATTCATACTCGCGTTTGGTTTTTTCGTCGTGTACTTTTGCGGATTTGGCTAAAAACTCTTCCACGCTGCCGGTGAAACAACCGCGTGTGGCTATCAGCCCGTTTTTGCCGCAATAAACTGTCAAAGTGCCGTTTTTAGTGCCGACATTGGAAAACCATACAACGGAATGTCTGTTGAGTACCCGTGCGTTGCCTGATACCCGTGCGTCGCCGCATACCTGTGCGTCGCCGGATACCTGTGCGTCGCCGTATACCCATGCGTCGCCGGATACCCATGCGTAGCCGGATATCCGTGCGTTTCCTGATACCCGTGCGTTGTCGTATACCCATGCGTCGCCGGATACCTGTGCGTCGCCGTATACCCGTGCGTTGCCGTATACCCGTGCGTTGCCTGATACCCATGCGTCGCCTTCGTGCGAGAGGTTTCTCTTGGACTCAATATAACCGCCGATCTCCCCTTTTTCTACATTGCGAAAATCCTTTAACGCTTTGATTCGGTACAATTTTCGGCCATCAAATTCTATAAAGTCGTCTTTTAAAATTTCGTATTTCATTTCATTCCCCTGTCGGTTCATACGGCGGATGCCAGTCGGTACGGTCGGCTTCCTCAAATTCTTTGGCTGCTTCGGCATCCCTTGCGGCGGCTTCGGTCTCTGCGGCGTTCATGCGGCGCATCCATGCGACTTCCGCTTCTACTTCCTGCCGCGTTTTGGCGGCATCCCATGCGGGGGCAGGGGTTTTCGTGGGTTGTTCGCTGCCGCCGTAGACGGCCAGTACGGCGAAAAACAGCAGCCAATTGATTACCTTGTTCATTTCCGTTTCCTTTGCTAAACATTTATGGGGCAGGGCGCGGATGGGGGTGGGAGTGGTACCGCCCGTCAAGCCAGGGGATTAAAGCTGCCGCACCCTGTCCGATAAGTGTTTGTGTGGTTGCGTGCCGCGACGGAAAGGAGGCCGTCCGCACGCTGTCGAAGGTTTAATCAGGCTCTTTCCGCGCCCGTGGTATGCCCACTCTCCGACTAACGGCATACCATTGATGGACTATCATTTTGTGTGTTTTTTGTTTCCGCCCCGAAGGGCGGGATTGCCATTAAATATTGGCGTTAATAATTTCTGCGCCGGTGGCCGATTCGATTTCGGCAAATGCTTGGTTGAAGGCATCTTCGATGATGTCCTGCGGACGAACACGCTCGTACCACATCTCAAGCTGGTTTTCTTTGTTGATTCGGTAACGCAGGCGGGCTTTCATCTCGTAATGCTGGCCGTTCAGGAAAGCGGGCAGTCCAAGCGTGAAGGATTCGGGAATTTCGATACGGCCGTTTTTAACCGTTCCCCGGATGTCTTCCTCGTAGCTGAATTGGTTGCTCCCGTTACTGAGGCGTACCCCGCTAGAGAAGCTGGCCTTTTTCGATGCTTCAAGCGTCGAGGCGATTTCCATCATGTCGGCACTGTTCGGCTCTCGAATGTCGGGCAGGTTCCGTTCGATAAATGCGGCAAATTCGGCCTGGCTCATTCTCACTTTGTCGTTTCTCTCCCATTCCAACCACTCTCTGGAAAAGATGACGTTGTAGACGGCCTTGTGGTCTTTCCACCCTGCCGCTTCCGCTGTATCGTCGTTGAAAACGGCTGTGAATTTGACGTTTTTGCGGTCGGCATAAATGTTCGCGGACGGGTTTTGATGCCGTTTGAAATAGGCGGTAAAACCTGATTGATCTTGCAGTTCGATTGTTCCGCTTTTGCGTTTGGGCGTTTGCAGCAGATGTTCGATACTTTCGATTTTTTGGCCTTTGCACACAAAAACGAATGGGTGGCCGTCGATATTCCGAACCTCTGTGGCGGCTACCGCCAGTTCTGATATTGTTTGCGCATTGTTTGCTTTGACTTCGTTCATTAATTTGCTCCTACGATTTTCAATTTAGCTTCCGCCTGTTTTTCAACCTGCTTCAACGGAAGATCGGGTTGCCGTGGGTCGTTGAGTTGCAAATTCCCCTCCGGCGTTGCGAACAGAATCGCGCTGCCGCGTTCGTGTTCGGGTACTGCGGCTTTAACGACAGGGGTTAATTCAACCTGCCCGCTATTGCCCTTTGTTTTGATTTTGAGTTGCACGGTAATGCTGCCGACTTTGCCGGTCATCTCCGCCGCCCGCACAACCTCCGTCAACTTTTCGTCAAGCTCTACGGACAAACCGATGTCCGTCAGTGTTTTAATAAAACTTGCCATTTTTAATACTCCTGTTTAAATCTGCCCAAAGCGGCATTGGTCTAAATACGGAGGGGTGGCGAATCCCCCTGTCTCTGCCTGCCGCCTGCGTCTTGCGGCACTCCCCCGCGCCCGGGGGTAGCATATTGCGCCTGTCTGCAATGCCGTATTTAGGCCGATGCCGCCTTATGCGGCCATCGCTGTTTTCATGGCTTGGTATTCCTTAAACGTCGGCATGGTGATACCCAAATCCAGCGAGTTTTCCATTTTCAGATCGTAAATCTGATAGTTATGCACAAAATCGTTAAAGTCCGACTGGTCGGATTTTTCGTAATCCTCTTGGCCTAAGTCGTCGCACGTTACCCATGCTTTAATGATTTCGTCTTCGTAGTATTTCCTACGGGATGCCGCCTCTTCTTTGTCGGCTTCTTCCTGCTCCTCTTTGGCGTAGGTGTATGCCCAGTCGGCTTCGTTTTGCATTTCAGCCCGTGCAATGGCGGGGTTTTCAATGCAGGGGTACATTTGCTGTCTCCTTCCGCCCCTTTCGGGGCGGTTTGTCAAATCGGGCTGATGAAGTGCCATGTGTCGGCGTTTAGGGCGATGCGGCAGGCGTCTTGGTAGTTGCCTTCTACCGGTTGTTGGCAGGTCAGCCCGCCTATCCATTCGATGAATACCCGTTTCTTTTTGCCCCTGCCTTCTTCCATGATTCGTCCTACGGTGCTTTCTTGTTTGGTGTTCCAGTCGTTAATGCTCATGATGTTTGCCAGATGTTTCATCTTCGTTTCCTTAGTTGTTTTGTTTCGATGGGTTCATTTAAACATAGTGTTTAAACAAAAGCAAACGTTTAGTTTAATGTTTTTGTTTAAATTTTTAAACATTTTGATTTTTAAAAGAAAAAAGTTTGAAAAAAACCGCCTTTTCGGGCGGTTGTGTCGGCTTTGTATTGTTTTCAGGTTCGGTGGGGTGTGGAAAAGGCCGCCTGAATTTCAGGCGGCCTTAAAACACGTTGAGCAAATCACGCGTCAGATTTTGTTATCCGCGCTACTGGCTTTGGCTTCTTCCCAATTTGATTTTTAGGGCAACGCAGAATACGGATGATAAAAACAGACCGAACAGCGACGCCATAACATTGCCGCTGCCTTCGCCGTCGGCGATGTCTGCCGCATACAGCATCAGCCAGTAGGCCAGCATGGCGGCGGTTTGCGGATAGAGTATTTTCGCCCCCCCCCGGAGGGGGGGGGGGGGGACGGCGCGCCGCAA